AGGGATTGGAGAGATGTCAATTGCCTAACTGATTGGCTAGAGTACGAGCGCATCTTCAATGGTGAGTGGGATGCCCAAGACAAGACTAGAGAGTCCGAGCGTAGCCGTATCGTTACCCCCGCTACCCAACAAGCCGTAGAGACACGCCATGCCGAAATCATGGAAGCCATCTTTGGTCAGGGTGAGTTCTTTGACATTCAAGACGATATTCGTGATGTCAATGGTAGTCCCCTAGATGTTGCCGCCATCAAAGCACAACTGATGGAAGACTTCAAAGTCGATAAGATTCGCAAGTCTATTGACCAGATTGAGCTGTTGGCAGAAATCTATGGTACTGGTATCGGTGAGATTGTTGTCAAAACAGAGAAAGTCTTTGTTCCCGCTACTCAGGCAATACCTGGTCAAATGGGACAAGCCGCTATCGGAGTAGTAGAACAAGACCGCATTGCAGTCAAGATTGTTCCTGTTAACCCCCGTAACTTCCTGTTTGACCCCAATGGAACATCTATTGATGACTGTATGGGTGTGGCTATTGAGAAATATGTCTCTATCCACAAGGTTGTAAAAGGTCAAGAAGAAGGCATCTACCGCAAGGTAAAGGTCGGTACTGACTCTATGGATACAGACTTAGAGCCTACACAAGAAGTCTCCCAGTACGAAGACGATAAAGTTAAACTTTTGACCTACTATGGTTTAGTTCCTAGAGAGTATCTTGAACAACTAGAAAACGAAGAAGATGGCGAAGTAGAAGACTTATTCCCTGAAGACAGTATTCAGGATGAGTATTCCGATCTGGTTGAGGCTATTGTCGTTATCGCTAATGATGGTGTTCTTCTCAAAGCTGAAAAGAACCCATACATGATGAAGGATAGACCTATCCTTGCTTATCAGGACGATACAGTTCCTAATCGCTTGTTGGGTCGTGGTACTGTTGAGAAGGCTTACAACTCACAAAAGGCTATTGATGCACAAGTTCGTAGCCATTTAGATTCACTTGCTCTGACAACTAGCCCAATGATGGCTATGGATGCTACCCGCCTCCCAAGGGGTGCTAAGTTTGAAGTAAAGCCAGGTAAAGCTATTCTGACAAACGGCAATCCCAATGAGATTCTGTTCCCGTTCAAGTTTGGCAATACAGATGGTACTAACTTGACAACTGCCAAAGAGTTTGAGCGTATGCTTTTGATGGCAACAGGCACTCTTGACTCTCAGGGAATGGTTACTGCTGTCTCAAGAGATGCGGGTCAGGGCGGTATTTCGATGGCTACTGCCTCGATTATCAAGAAATACAAGCGTACCTTGGTGAACTTCCAAGAGGATTTTATGATCCCCTTCATCACCAAAGCCGCCTACCGCTATATGCAGTTCGATCCAGAGCGTTACCCTACTGTGGACATGAAGTTCATTCCTACGGCAGCACTTGGAATCATTGCTAGAGAGCATGAGCAACAACAGTTCATCGCCCTTTTGCAGACTCTTGGCCCTAATACTCCTGTTTTGCCTATCATTTTGAAGGGCATCATGGCTAATTCTTCTCTGTCAAACAGATTTGAGTTGATTGAGATGCTAGACAAGATGGCTACGGCTGATCCACAGGCCCAACAAGCGGCTCAGATGCAACAACAATTGGCTATGCAACTGGCTCAAGCACAGATTGCTGTCCAAACGACACAAGCAGAGCAGAATAAGGCTGAAGCGCAAAAGTTATTGACTGAAGCGCAATTGATGCCTATTGAGTTGCAAGCAAAGAGTATGGCGGCTAATACCAAGAACCTGCCTACTGATGACGCTTTGGCTTCACGAGAGTTTGATAAGCGTGTCAAAGTTGCTGAGTTGATGCTTAAAGAAGCGGATATTCAGAACAAGGCTAAGATTGTTGAAAAGCAGATGACTAGACAATGAATCCAGAACTTCAGAAGTACTACGAAGAGAGATTTTCCATGATGTCCACTCAAGGGTGGATAGATTTAATGGAAGATGTTGACAAAATGATAGAGCCTTTGAATAATATTGCAACAATTGCAGACGAAAAAAGTTTACAATTCAGAAAAGGCGAGTATTCAATACTAATTTGGCTGAAAAACTTGAAACAAGTCAGCGAAAGAGCATTTGAGGACTTAAATGAGAAGAATGTATGAATTTGCCTGTATAAACGGGCATAAGACAGAGAGATTTGTTGATTATGAGTTAACAAGTCTTGTGTGTGATTGTGGTGAGGAGACTCATCGCATTTTATCTGCGCCAGCTTTTAAGCTAGAAGGGTGGTCTGGAGCGTTTCCATCATCGCATGGGAAGTTCGAGAAAAGTCACTTAGATAGATTAAAGGCCGAGCAGAAACTCAACTCATAAGCAATTATGCCGAGTTGAATCTCCTACAACCGATTGACGGCAGGAAAAGGAAATAAGTATGTTGATTGATGATGAAAAAGAAGAGTTTGGCGAGTTAGAGATTGAACAACAGAAGATCGAGCAAAAGGCTGAACTTCCTGAGAAATACAGGGATAAAAGTTTAGACGAGATTGTGCGTATGCACCAAGAGGCTGAAAAGCTAATTGGAAAGCAAGCACAGGAAGTAGGCGAGGTCAGAAAGTTAGCCGATGAACTTATCAAACAGAACCTTGGTTCACGACAGCAACAGACTAGGCAGGAAGAGCCTGAAGTAGATTTCTTTGAGAATCCACAGAAGGCAGTTCAAAGGACTGTTGATAATCACCCTGACATCCTAGCGGCACGTCAAGTAACGCTAGAAATGAAAAGGGCGCAAATTCAGCAAAGGTTAGCGCAAGAACATCCCGACTTTGGCGAAATCGCTAAAGAACAGGATTTTGCAAATTGGGTGAAGTCTAGCCCTGTTCGCATTAAAATCTTTGAGCAAGCCGATTCTGGATACGATTACGACTCAGCCAATGAATTGCTATCTACCTATAAACAGCTACGCACTGTAAAAAGTAAGCAAGTAAGTGATGAGGGTGAGGTAACTCGCAAGCAGAACTTAAAGGCAGTAGGTGTTGATGTAGGTGGTTCTGGTGAATCATCAAAGAAAGTATATCGAAGGGCTGACCTTATTCAGCTTCAGTTGAGAGACCCAGATCGTTATGCTGCGCTTAGTGATGAAATCATGCAAGCGTACGTAGAGAAACGGGTTCGTTAAAATTTGTTTTAGGAGATTTAATCATGGCATATCCAACACCAGCGGTAACAGTAACAACCGCAGACAAATTCATCCCAGAAATCTGGTCTGATGAAATCGTAGCCTCTTACAAGAAAAATCTTGTATTGGCTAACATCGTAATGAAGATGAACTTCAAGGGTAAGAAGGGTGATGTAGTACACATTCCCGCACCTACCCGTGGTAACGCAACAGCGAAAGCGGCATCTACTGCCGTTACTCTGATTGCCGATACTGAGACAGAAGTTTTGGTTAACATTAACCAACACTTTGAGTACTCACGCTTCATTGAGGACATCGTTGAAGCACAAGCTTTGAACAGCTTGCGCCAGTTCTACACTGCTGACGCTGGCTATGCGCTTGCCAAGCAAGTAGACACTAGCTTGATCCAATTGGGTCGTGCATTCAATGGTGCTACTGTCGGTACTAACGACTATGCGACAAGCAATACGTCCACCAAAGCCTTCGTTGGCGGTGATGGTACTACTGTTTATAACAGCACATCTTCCAATGCTTCCGCATTGACTGACGCTGCTATTCGTCGCACTATTCAGCGTTTGGATGACAACGACACTCCTATGGATGGTCGCTTCTTTATCATTCCTCCTTCAAGCCGCAATACGTTGATGGGTCTTTCCCGTTACACAGAACAGGCTTTTATTGGTAATGGTAATGCAATCCGCAATGGTGAAATCGGTCAACTGTATGGTATCCCCGTGTTCACAACAAGCAATGCTGATACTGCCTTTGGTAACTCTGCAACAGATCGTATCTGCTTGATGGGTCACAAGGACTCTATGGTTTTGGTTGAGCAAATGGGCATCCGCTCACAAACTCAGTACAAACAAGACTACTTGGCTACCTTGTTCACATCTGACACACTTTATGGTGTGAAAGCAATGCGTACAGCCGCTACTGTTGGTGCAGCTTTGTCTTCTAGCGCATTTGCGTTAGCAGTTCCAGCCTAATAGTTGCCACTTCTCCCTCATCTTCGGGTGGGGGAGTTTTTTCTTAATTTAGGAGGAATTTATTATGGCAGCAGCAACAGCAGTCGTTTCCCGCAGGGGCAATGACCAGTTCCGAGGTTTGTTTGCAGACACTTGGGAAGTTACTTGTACTCTAAATACCGCATCAATAGCTACTACTGCAACTGATACAGATACAGTTACAGTTCCAGGCGTTGCTTTGGGCGATATGGTTATCGGTATGTCTATTGGCGTTTCTGAGGCAGGTTTGGTTCGTAGAGCCTATGTTTCAGCCGCTAATACAGTTACTATCGTGTCTTATAACCCTACAGCAAGTTCTGTAGATTTGGCATCAACTACATTGACCTTGATTATTGGTCGTGCAGTTTAATTAAAGGGGGCTAATACCCCCCTTTTTTTGGAGTTTTTATGGCTACTTTTCGTTGCTTAAAGTCGGGAAACACAGTTACTTTCACCTATCAACATGATATTGATAGCATGAAAGGTCACGAAGGATACGTCCTTGTTGAGGAAACTCCAAAGAAAGTTGAAGACAAACCTAAGTTGGGCAGACCAAAAAAAGAGGTTGAAAATGTCGGAAATTGATCCAAGAGAATTTGGCAAATTGGAAGCCCAAGTTGAGGCTTTACAGAATGAAGTCCATGCACTTCGTCAAGATATTAAAACGCTTTTAGAAATGGCAAACAAGTCTAAAGGTGGCTTTTTCGTTGGAATGGCAATCGCCTCTGTTGTTGGCGGTATCATTTCTTTCATTGCAACCAAGCTAGTTCGATAGGAAAAACCATGTACGGCAAAACACCCAAAATGTCTGACTCAAAGAGTACCAAAAAAGATACCAAAAAAGGTATGCCTCTTACTGTAATGATTGCTATTGGTAAGCCTAAAGATATGCCTACCCGTGGTGGTCGTACTGCTACCAATATGATGAAGAAATCCACAAGGGGTAAATAATGGCTATAACTGCTCCAATTACACTTTTGAATGCCGTTGTCGCTACTGGCGCATCAACAGCAGTTCAAGCTGATCCTGGTCAACCCGCATTTCTTCAAGTTTCAGGCATTACAAGTGCTACTGTTGCTTT